GGAAAGCATGGGCCGTAAGACCGGCCTGGCGATCAAAGGCCTGGCAGCCGCGGGAGCAGCAATGGCCGCGGGCTTTATCGTCAACAACCTTAAAGATATGATCACCCAATCCTTGGACTATGTCTCGTCCCTTCAGGAAGTGGCAACCCAGCTTGGTGTGTCGACATCTGCTCTCCAACAGTATCGCTTTATGGCTTCACAAGTCGGTATTGAGCAATCCGAAATGGACCGGGGTTTGGGTTTTCTCAGTAAAACCTTAGGCCAGTTTTCTCTCGATAGTGACAAAGCCTCAAAGGTCTTAGAAAAATATGGGTTTTCAACTAAAGAAGTTGCTGCAATCTCGAAGTCAACAGCCGAAGAAGCTCTTCCTTTGTTGGCGGATAAATATAAAGCTTTGTCGAGTGAAACAGAGAAAGCAGCTTTTGTAGCTGAGCTCTTTGGGGCTAAGCTAGGAGGTAAGTTCAAAACCCTTCTTGAGGGCGGGGCTGAAGGCATCAACAGTATGTCAGCGGCTTATCATAAGCTAGGGATTGAACTCTCGCCTGAGATGATCCAACGGGCCGATGATGCTAGGGATAAATTTGCTGCAGTTAAGGCTGTTCTGGATGCTAAAATGGCAATGGCGGTAGCCCAGAATGCCGATAAGCTTCTGAAACTAGCCGACGCGATGATCCAAGGCATCACGGCCGCCGGAAATTTTTATACAGCCATAACCAGTTTCACTGATACCAAGTTCGGCCAGGCAATCCTGTCAATTTCGAACTTGCTTAATCCGTTCCATCAGCTTGTGAACCTCCTCACTATTGCCAATAAGCTTTTCGGGGAGACGGCCGTTGTGGCACCTAAGGCTTTGGCCGCGGGGAACAAGGCCGCCGGGGCCGCAGTCACCTGGCCCTCTGGGGGAACAGGCAAAGCCCCTGCTTCGGTCGCTAAACCTACTGCAGCCCCTTTAGGGAGCATGTGGAGCAAGGGCAAAGGCGGCGCGATGCTAGCCCAAGTCAGTGTCCTGGGAGGTCTGGACTTCGACTCAATCTATCAAAAGATCAATGAACTGGGGGTTCAAGCAAGCGACAGTGTTATATCGAATTTTGATAAAATTCAGGAACAGGGTCAGACCGTAACGGTGGGACTGAAGACCTCTTTTAATGACGCAGCGGAAAGCATCATTGGTTCTATGGGCCGGGTAGCTTCGGCAATCAAAGGCGGTGGGTTCCTTGACATCCTTAGCGGCGTGCTCGACCTGGGGCTTCAGCTCGCCGGGATAGGGGCCTTTGGCAAGAAGATCCAGACAAACGTCAACACGCCGCATTACGCCCTGGGCACCAACTTCGCCCGGGGCGGTATGTCCCTCGTCGGTGAGCGAGGCCCTGAATTGGTCAACCTCCCTCGCGGGTCAAAGGTCACGCCGAACCATAAGATGGGTGGCAATACCTACAACATCAATGGGGTGATCACGACCGATCAGTTCTGGAGCATCATCCAGGCAGGTAACGCTAATGCTGCCCAAGCCGGGGCCAAAGGTGGGGTGGCCCGGATAAGGCACGCGAACTCACGGAGTCTGGCCCGGTGATTACTCTTCCAACCGATCCTGGTTTCGCTGAAGCTATCCCCGAGCTCCTCGACTATGGGATGATCCTCCGCCCAGCTACGGGCGCGGGGGCAATCCGGATTGATCGGGCTGGCAGTCGGTGGAAATGGTCTTGCACTTACCCGCCGATGAAAGCTGTTCTTGCCAGGACTTTTACGGGCCGGCTTACCCGGGCGAAGCGGGAAGGCCTTCGCATCGACGTGCCTTTGCTCGTCAGCCAGGGATCGCCCGGAGCTCCTTTGGTAAATGGCGCCGGGCAAAGTGGTGTTGCATTAAACGTTAAAGGGCTGACTGCCGGGTACCAAGTCCTCGAAGGCTATTGGCTGACAATCCTCGACTTCGCGGGAACCCGGTACCTTCATCAGGTCGTAACTTCGGTTACGGCTAATGGGTCAGGCCTTGCTACAGTCCAGATCGACCCACCTATTCGGGCCAACTTCCTCGACAACGCGACGATCCAACTGGCTACTCCCCAGGTCGAAGGCCTGGTCACAAGCTCCGTATCTTGGCCTTTGGATTACAACCAATTTATCGTCATCTCGTTCGACATTGAGGAGTCAGCCTAGTGCAGAGACTTGGCCTGATGGGCCTTCTCAAAATGGAGTTGCCCACAGGGACTATTACCCTAAGCGACGGGGGGTTTCTCATCTGGGGCAGCGACCTTTACCTGGCGAAGCACACTCTTTTCGGTTCGATCGGAAGTGTGGCAGCGATGAGCGAAGGCACCGGCCAGATGGTCCCGGCCTTGGAGCTGACTTTCTTTCCTTCGGCCGCAGCTACGCCGGCAGATCTTTCCCAGCCAGGCTTTCAAAAGAGCCGGGTTCGCCTGTGGCTGGCCGAGTATAGCGCGGACACAGGTTTGGTCGTCGGAACCCCAGACCTCTTGTTCGATGGCCAGGTTGACCAGACTGAAATTACCGAAGGGACCGACAATCGGGAAGTGGCAATGACCGTTGTGGCAAACGCCGAACGGCTCTTCGAAGGCAATCTAGGCAACAGCCTCAACGCCACATTCCACAAGGCCGTATGGCCCGGGGAGACGGGGCAGGACCAAGCCACGGGGCTGACCCTGCCTATTGCATGGGGCGTTGAGTCGCCCAGGGCAGCTGGGACATCTTACGGCTTGGGTGTTCAAGGCTTGATAAATTCTATAGGAGGTGTCCGTGGCCTCCTCCCTTAATCCTCTTCTTGTTCGCCAGGCCGCATTGACCGACGTGTTTGCCAAGTACCGGGGCAAAGACCTTAATTGGTCGAAGGGAATAACCTGCGTGCATGTTGCCAGGTTCATCCTTCGGAAGCTCGGCCACAATATCCCTAAGCTCCCACCCATCCGGAGCCAGCTCGGGGCGGTCCGGGCTTTGAAGGAAAAGGGCTGGGCCAATGTCACAGAGATGCTCGATGCACAACCTAGCTTGACCCGGATAGCCCCAGCCCAGATGCTACCCGGCGATCTATGCGCTTCGGATAGTGAAGACGGGATTGGTGCCATCCTCATTTCGTGTGGTGGGGTAAAGGTTTTTGGTCTTCATCCTGACGCTACCCAGATGGTTGTCATTGACGTCAATATGGATGCTCTAACCGGAGCCTGGCGCGTATGAGCAAACCCCTCAAGATCATCGGCGCGATTGCGGGCGCAGTCGCCCTGGTGGCAGGATCAATCGCCACCTTGGGGATTGGCACTCCCGCCTTTGTTGCGCTGGCAGGCAGTGTGGCAAGTTATGCTGGGTTGGCCGCAGGGGTTGCTTCGATCGGATCGCAGCTGCTAACGAACCGCAAGCCGCCACCGGCTCGAGGCTCTGTGACTCAAGTTGTCATTTCGCCAGAGGAACCTATGCCCTACGCCATGGGTGAAGGCCTGGTGGGTGGGATGCGTCGTTTTGACAATGCCTATGGCGCAACGCTGAAGAAGGTCCCTAATCCCTATAGGTGGATGGTCGACGTTTACTCGGGCGCAGGCCCGGTCGAGTCGATCACTCCGTACGTCGACCAAGCCGCAATCACAAGTTGGTATTCTGGGTTCCTTTACACTGCAACCCAACTTGGCGCAACACCCCAGGCAACTGCCCTGACGCCGAACTTCGCTGGGCCTCCAGGATGGACGACTGCCTCGAAGCTTTCGGGCCTGGCGGCGATCGGATGGAATGCCAAGTTCGACAAGGACGGGAAAGTCTTTGCCAGTGGCCTCCCCCAGATGGGGGCCTATGGTAAATGGGTCAAGGTCTACGATCCGCGGCTAGACAGCACCGTCGCCGGCGGAAGTGGTTCCCATCGCCTCAACAACGAAGCCACCTGGACCTGGAGTGAGAACCCAGCCTTGCATGCCGGCACGTACGCCTATGGGCGGTACCAGAACGGCAAAAGGGTCATGGGGGTGGGCTTACCCTCCCAGTCCATCGACTGGGTCGCCGTAGCCGCCTGGGCGAACGTTTGTGATACCAACGCGTGGAAGATCTTTGGCGTCGTCTATGAGCCCGGGGATCGATGGGACAATCTCAAAGAAATTTGCGCGGCCGGGGGAGGCCAACCGGTCTTTGCCAGGGGCACTTTGTCCTTCCTTTACTCTGCGCCTAAAATCGCCCTGGACACCATCTCCGAAGCGGACCTTTCCTCCGAGGACCAAAAGGTCGTCGCCATGGCAAGCTGGCGGGATCGGATCAACACGATCGTCCCCAAGTACCGCAGTACTACCCACAATTGGGAATTGGTCTCGGCCGACCCGGTGACAGTGTCGGCTTACGTCACGGCCGACGGGGAAGAGAAGAAAGTCGAATGGCCGTTCAACATGGTCAAAGGCCTCAACCAGGCTGCCCAGTTAGGGGCATACCGCCTTGTTGACTCTAGGGAGCTCCAGCCGATCACTTTGGTCTGTGGTCCTCGGATGCGGTCATATCGTCCCGGCGAGTGCCTGCATCTGAACATCCCTCGCCTCGGGCTCAGCCATGATGCGATCATTCTCGAAAGGGAATTTGATCCAGGTTCAATGACGGTTACCTTCACTCTGATGAGCGAAGACCCGACCAAGCATGCCTTTGCCCTTGGCAAAACGGGCGTGGCTCCCCCGGCGCCTTCCCTGACCCAGACCGGGCAGGAACGGGACCAGCTGCTCTGGTCTTCGATCAGCGACATCGACTTTGCCCTCCAGGTCACCGGGGCGGAAAAGCCTTCAAACTACGCCGGCACTTCGAACATCCTTACAGCCATCGGGACTGGCACAGCTATCCAAGGTAACTCGACCTGGAAGGCGACGGGAACCCATAACGTCTTTGAAGGCGGGGCGGTCGGACCCTTGTCTAAATCAACGGCTTTTATTTCATGCGCCCCCGATTTAGCAGTGGGTGGGTACGTTAGCTATTTGTCCCTCGACGATGACAACACCAGTTTCAACCCGGCGACCCAATCCTTCGGAGCAGATTTTGTTTCGCATGCTTCGACCCCCGGCGCAGGGACTTTATACTTGGTCGTCGCGGGGACAGCGGTTAGCAATGTCGCTGTCACCGGGATCACATCTGGGCACCGATTGATCTTGGCCTATGACGGTGTTCGGGTTTTAGCAATCCTTGGCTCCTATGTCCTGTCCGCCGTAGTTGGGGTAACGAGCGGCTTGGCCCTTTATCCTAAGGTCCTGCATCTCCATCTAACTGGCGCCCAGCCCATTACTGACGTTCAAAATGGGGCCTGGACTGATAACACTTGGGCTTCGGTCGGGGGGACCGGCCGACCCAGCGACAATGCCGGTACGTCGAACATCCTTGCTCCGATTGGAGTGGGGGCGGTTATCGTCGGGAATACCTATTTCAAAAGCACTGGGTCTACCCACGGGGTTTGGGACTCTGGTGTTGTGGGAGCTCCCTTTGTTGGTTCCGGCTTTATCTCATGCAGTATCCCCGGAGCCCAAATCGGGTCAGGTATTGGCAATGGCATCTGCCTGGATGATACTGCCACTGACGTAGACCATACAGCCCAGTCGTATGGTGGATACATTCTCAATAGCACCGTCGGAGGAGGAACAATTTACCTCTATAAAAACGGCGTTGCAATAACGAGCATGGCTTATACCGGGGCTGTGGCGAGTGATCGAGCTATCCTTCATTATGATGGGGCCCAAGTCATCCTTCGTTTCGCTAATGCCGAGGTGTCGCTCCAGGCTCCGCCAGGGCTTAAGTTATATCCTAAAATCCTTGAGTTGCATCAGACTGGCTTACCCCATTTGGATATTACCTACGGTCCGTATCCGAACAATACGGCCTCGGGCATCCGGCTTTATGATCGTCACGGGGCGACCTATTCGATCATAGGTAACACGGTTTCCAAGCTCCCTTCGGCCGCATCCGCCTGGGATTATAGTGTCTACTCTTACGAAGCGATGACTGGTAATGCTCTTGTTACCGGATTGATTAGCACAACTAACACTTTCCTAGGGTTGACTACAACTATTGCGGATACATCTTATTCTGCTATTACTTATGCAGTTCATCACTCAACAGACGGTAATTGGTATGTGTTTGCCCTTGGGGTTTCCTTACTTAATATGGGGACTGCTTTTAATGGGGTAACTTTTTCAGCCGATACTGTTTGGTCTGTTAGTTATGACGGGGTCAAATGGCGTACCCATGCTGACGGGGTATTGATGCATGAGGTAGGAGCCATTAGCCCATATCTCAAAGTCTACACAGCTATTGCAATGGCTGCGCCGAATACCAAAGTTAGCAACGTTTCCTTTGGTACTTATACCAGTAATGTCTGGGCCGATCTGGACGGAAATGGGGTACCGGAAAATTACGCTACGACCGGGCAGAACCTTCTCTACAACGGCAATGCCGAGATGGGGGACACATCCGGTTGGATCATCAGCAACCTCCTATCGACCGCAGCCCCCACGGGATTTGTAGCTGATTCTGCTCAAGCCTCAAACGGCAAATATGGGTTCTTGCTTTCCAAGGGGTCAGCGACACATGGTGGCGGGGTTATCGGTCGAGCCATGCCGATCAAACCCGGCCGCAAATACATTGTGCGGATCAATCTCAACGGAAGTTCAGCTACTGCAACCGGTTTGTATATCCGGATGATAGCCAAACCTACGGCTCCGACTGACGGGGTCTTTATCAAAGAGAGTGAGTCGACTTCAGTTGACGCCGACTTTGTAACCAACGGCCCTTGGCCTGGGGTTTATACTGACTATGTGTTTAGCTACACAGCGCCGGCAGGGATGTACTTCGTAAGCCCTTCGGTCATCTCATGGATCAACGGTCCGATCCAGATCCGCTTCGATGATTTCTCGATGACCGAGGTCGTCGACTGGTCCCAGGGAGTTGATGGGTCCGGGAAACCGGCCGATAACGCCACTGTAGGCGCCACCTGGGGCGTGAACGTCGGAGGGTCAAACAAACCTGCCGACAATGCTACCGTGGGCGCCGCTTGGGGCACTAACCTCACTGGCCGACCGACCGAACTGACCGACGGCCGGGTGGCCGCAGGGCTTGATGCTTCGGGCAATGTAAATACCAACAAGGTCAACACGGTCTCGATGGTTTCCGCGGCCGTCTCCAACTTGTCTTTTGCCTATACCGACGCCGGGTTCTCTTTGACAGCCGGCGCAGGGGCAACCGTATCCCAAACCTTAACCCTGACCACAACCGGGGCCAATGTCGTAATCCAGGCAGGGGTAATGGGATCTTGGAGCAGCGGGACATTCAGCAATACCATCGTCAATATAACCATTCAGCGGGACGGGGTCACTATATTTACGGGTCCTGGGTTTGTGGCTAATGGTATGTCCGTGGGATACGGGAGCTACACTTTTATTGATAGTCCTTCAGCAGCCTCCCACACTTATACTTTGATTTGCCAGGTAACCCAAGACCCCGCAACAATTGCCAAACGCTTCCTTTCCATCCTGGAGTTAAAACGGTGAAACATTACGTTGTCTATGACTCAATATCCGGGGCAATCGTTCGGTCGGGTGCTTGTCAAGATATAGACTTGGCCAGCCAAGCCCAGGAGGGGCAATCCGTCATAGCAACGACGAGCGAAGCCCAGACCGTAGTTGAGGTCGACCTGGGCCCGGTCAAGGAAGCCATGTATACCAAAATCGACGAAGCGGCTGAGGCCTTTTGCCTCCAGTTCATGACCGCGGGTTATACCCAGGCAATCCGATACCTCGAGAAAAAAGAGGAAGCGACCCAGTGGATAACCGGGAGTGACCCTGCCGACTTTCCCTTCCTCGCTGCCGAAGCGGCTGCCACTGACGTGTCGATTGATGACCTGGTCGTTACGATCAAGCAAACTTCGGCGGCCTGGAAAGCCCTGGGCGCTGCCGTCGAAGGAGCTCGCATGGGAGCAAAGAAAGCAATAGCCGCCAGCGATAATATCGCCGAGATGGCTTTGCTTGCACATGTTGACTGGGCTGGATTGCTGTCGGGATAAAAGGCGGGACATCTTTGCTGAGGAGTATTATATAGCAATAAACCTCCAAGGAGAATTCCCAATGGCCGGTATTTCCCTCTCGATGCAAGTTACCTCTGTCGTTCTAGGCCCTAACATGGCCGGGATCAATGGCCCGTTGGGTCCGACAGCTACGGCGACATTGACCCCGGTAGGTGACGCAAACCACCAAGCTCAGCTCATTGGTACCTTTACCCTTACGACCACGGAACTCGACGCCTTTACTCTGGGAGACTTCTACACTCTCCGAATTTCTGCAGACAAGAAAGCCTGACATCAACCCTTGGAGAGGGCAATTATATGAACCAAGGCGGAGGTATAAATTGGACAGCGGTAGGGGTTGCTCTGTCCCTGATCATGTCGGCACTTACTTCCGCATTCGTCTTTGGGGAAATGCGTGGGGACATTCGTCATAACAAGGAAGATATAACCCAACTACAAGCAGACGGTCGCACAATTAACGCAGCCCTTTCAAAGATCGAAACTAGTACAGCTCGAATTGAAGCGAAACTCGAAATTTTGCTACCTACGAGCATGGACCAAGACAGACACAGAGATCGGGAACCCAACTAATGAACGAAAAGATCTGGGCTCTTCAAGTCTGGCTTAATGTCAAGGGAGCTTCCCCTCGTCTCAAAGAGGACGGCCTGCCTGGTCCAGCAACTAGGCAGGGTTTGATTGAGACCTTCCGGAACACTAACGCAGAGCCCATATCTCCTTTCGAGATTGACCGGATCGCCCTTCGCCTGGGGTGCACAACCCGGCAGTTAGCTACGATCGCGGACGTTGAGAGCAAAGGCGGTGGGTGGGACAAGACCGGCTTGCTCAAATGCCTTTGGGAACGTCACTATCTGTGGCGCCGGGTCCGCATTTCAATCCCTATTCTGAGCGACCCTACCCCGGGTGGATACACCACTGACGCCGATAACGATGGAGTGAATGACTCTTGGGAAAATCTAGCGAATGCATCCATGCGCTTCGGCTTCGCCATCTCAGCCGAGTGTGCTTCCTTTGGAAAGTTCCAGGTCATGGGCGCCCATTGGAAGCGCCTCGGCTACCCTTCGGTGGCCGAAATGGTATGGGGCCTATCTCGCACGGAGGAGGCCCATTACGAGCTTTTGGCCCGGTTCATAGAGGCTAATGGCCTAAAGTCCGCTTTGGCGCTCGGAGGCCCTTTAAAATCCAGCTGGACGCTCTTTGCCCGGGGATACAATGGCGCAGGTCAACAAGGCTATGACCAAAGGATGGCAGACGCATACAGGAGCTTGGCATGAAACATACGAACAAGGAACTGGGCCCAAAGGGTTTGGCAGAGGACTTCGCCTGGGCTTTGTCAGTCGCCTGCGTGGTTTTGGTCTGCCTGATCCTCGCCATGGGGATTGGCATTGGGGCCGCATTAGCCTGGGGGTTTTCATGACGACATCAGTTGTTCCGCATCTTCGGATTGTTATCGGCGTCTCGGCTTTTGTCCTTATCGGGTTCGCCGTCGTAAGTGCCTGGGTCCTTGGGTGGTCCCAGGACGAAGTGACTAAGGGCAATATCATTGGAACCTGGCAGAACTTTGCGCTTCTAGCGGTAGGGTTCTGGATCGGGTCTTCCTCGGGCGGGAAGGCCAAGGACACAGGCCCTATCGACACTCGCGTTATTAACCCGCCTAATGACCCTATACCCATCGAACAGGGCGATAGGCTTTGAGGCTTTTTGATTGTTCGTGCATTGGGGTAGCACGCCCTTCGAGGTCGCAACCAAAAGGAGTGCTTCTATGCCCACCTTATCCCTGAGGCTCATTGGCCTCATAGGAACTGGATTTCTCGTACTGCTATTGGTCGGAGCGTTGCTAGCGACCAGGGCCACTTTGTCCGAGACCAAGAGACAAAGGGATGAGGCCGAACTAAAGCTTTCGGTGTCAAATGCCTCGCTCAATTCGATCCAGAAGGAAATGGCCCGGATGGTCGCTGAGCAAAAGGCTCTGGCGAATTCAGATGCGAACCGGATCAATGCCAGCCGGCAAAGTATCCAGATCGTCAATGCTGTGGCCAAGGTCCGGGAAGCTGCGATAGACAAGTTGAACGCCTCTGCCGGGTTGATCCGATCGGAGGATACTGCAGGGAAATGTGATGCCTCTGCAACCCTTTTAGGAGAGTGGCCCGCATGAGACTGTCCCCTGTATTCGCCCTTGTCCTTTTGGCCGGGTGTGCCACTCCTAAGACCCCTGGCATCGAGGTCCGGACCGTTGAGACCGTGGTGACCCGGGTCGAGAAGTGCATCGCCGAAGCTGACATCCCCTCGAGGCCCCGTGCCCTGCCTAAACGGCCATCGAAGGATGCCAGGGTTTTGGCAGACCTCCTCCTTGCCAAGGTTCGGTCCTGGGAACTCTACGGGGATAAAGTAGACCCGGTTCTCAAAGGGTGCGCCAGCTCCGGGTCACAGTGAAAGAGAAACCGCTGCAAATGCAGGACGGCTAGCTCTTCATATTCAGCTTCCTTAGTCCCCTGGAGCGACGGGTTCAAAGCCCAGCTTTCAATCCTAAGCCATTTACACAATATTTTATGGAACCGATCGTGGGTGAGGTTCATATCCCCAACGCTGGGGGCTCCTAGCCATTCGGCCATTTCCTTTTGGTGGTCTTCATAGGATAGGTCACCTTGGGCTGGGGGTAGGTTCTGGGTGTGACGAGTGTTCCAGGCTCGGATAAACCCACCCCGCTCTATTTCCAGCTCGGGGGTGAAAACCCATATCTTCCATCCCATGACGCATTTTGTATTCCTGTGGTGGTATTCATGGTAGGCCCTTGGTGGGTCGAACGACCTAGCCCAAGTCTCGACGTGGTCAAGGTCCTCCTGGCACCAAGGACAGGGCAATAGCTTCTCATCAGTCATTGATTTGATCCTTCAGGGAGAGGTTGCGAGCATACTCCTTGACAGCAGCTTCGTGGGTTTGTGGAGACATTGAGGGGTAGAATTCATACAATTCATTAGGCAGTTCCGGCAGGTGGGTCTTGCGTAACGCCTCCCGTTCTTCCTCGCGTGCCTGCTGGGCGTGACGAGCGAAGGCTTGGAGGACAAATGGAGGCACGCCCCACGCTTCATCATCTCGCAGCCATTCCCGCATGAAGGTTAACGCCGCCTCCCAGTCCGTCTTTGTAGGCTGTGGGGTATAGGGGGAGGTCATGGGCGGCAAGGTGCAATCCATCGTCACTGGATGCGCTGTCAAGCATTTCGGGCAGGTGTGGTTTCCGATCCTCACTGTCCATCTTCCTTCTTGGGCGAGAGGGCTGTGCGGGGCCTGGCGTCGATTGCCGCCCATGCTTTGTGGACGCTTTCACGCTCGGCCTGCACTTCGTTGAACCGCTCAAGGGTAATTTTCATGCGCTTAGCAACGGCGGGGAATTTCGTAATCAGCCACGGCCAATCATCCCACTCTAAATCCGACAACGAGAGCCACTCATCATCCCAAGTGCCGTAAAGTTTGTTCAGCCCCTCTTCGGCTTTGCGGCACTCGTGGTGAAAAGTTGCGGACCACACATTGTTGTCATTGTGGCCGGAGCAGGCCAGTGCGCTTTCGCCCACTTCCAGTTTCACACCGCATCCGTCGCAGGGCCGCACCTTGCGGACAGCCTTAATGGTGCGCTCGGTGTAGAAACTCACTGTCCATTTTCCTTCTTGTGCGAGAGGGCTGCACGGGCAACATGCTGCACATAGTTCATGATTTCTTCGACGCAGGACGGTTCACCATTTAACCATTCGTCTAGTTTCACCAGTCGGGTTAACGCCTCACACATCGCGGTGATGCTGTGGGTGGTGAGGGCAGCGGTCCATCCTCCAAAGTATGCAGCACGCAGCGCTGTCATGATCCTTGGTGCGGTGTTAGGAAGCCCCTCAAACGGTGGCTCCCAATCAATATATGCCTGTTGCATCTCAGGCGTGACCCTGTGCAGTTCAGCAGGCGGCGGTAATGGGGTGTCGCTCATGGTCTCAAACTCCAGGGGAGGATAGGGCTGCTATAAGGCAGCATCAACGGGTGCTTTGGATGGCCACACTTTGCCGGCGGCCCGATGCTAAATGTGGAAGCGCCCCCAAATATCCTCATGACCTTTTGCCACCTGGCCCTATGAGCTTTGGGCTGCTTGGACACAGGACCCCAGGCCACAATAATCCGGTCGACCAAACAGGCTATCCTGAACAGGTGGGCGTCATTTTCCGGGCCGATCGGATCATCCACCTTGCCAAGCTCCCGAACGTCCGTAGCCCGATAAGCGAACAGGTTCCCGACGATCAGGTGGCCCCACTCGTTGACCCTGCCGAAACCCTGGATCTTGCGGATAGTCGCATCGTCCAGGGTTCCGTCGGCCGTCGAGGGGTTTACCATGATGATGGCAGTACACCCGGGCCCAAAGCCCTTCCGGTCAAGGCGGTAGCGGTACTGGCCGCATGAGGAGATAACAGCGCTCATCGGATTAGCAGCTCGGGGCTACATAGATGATCGAAGAAGGAAGACCCCTAAGGTCGGTGCCTTCGTCAATCCGGATGATGCGGACCTGGTTACCCTTAGCATTTTCCTGCCGAGTAACGCGGTTGACAGTGCGCTTGTAAGCGGCCCGTTCACCACAGCCCCCGGTCCATCCGTGACTAGCATCAACGGCAATAACCACAGTGGGGGCGGGAGGAATTTCGATCGCCGGGTTGAAAGCGACGAGGGGCAAAAGCAAAAGCAAGTTGGTCATGATGGTAATCCTTAGGTGGCGAGGAAGATCGAGAGACTGATGCCAGCGATACCCAGGACAACGATGAACGTGCGCAGGGCAAAGTGGAACCAGAAGTTATCGGAACCTTCCGAGTGAAGGTCCCCGTAATAGTGTCGGCGAAGGTTCGCCGGGCGTCGAGGGTAATTGCTCATATAGTCTCCGTGGTTGGTGCCTCTCTTGTACACCCATTTAAAGATGAATAATACCCCTTACAGAAAAATAATTTGCCGCCCGTTGGCTTCCCATTCTGCAATGGCTTCGTTATGTGGATAAAGCCCTCGGCATACGATCCGCCGGCATGAGGTGGCCAGAAGCAATTTGACACATGAATGGCAAGGGGTCACGGTGATATAGGCCGTGTCGACCTCCCACGGGTCAGGCAGGAGCACGACAGCGTTCTGCTCGGCATGGATCGCCTGGCACTTCTCGAGACCTTGGCCTGAGGGATACTTAGCCCCGGGACATGGCGTATCAGTGCAATGGGGGCGGCCTGAGGGTACACCGTTGTAGCCCATGGACAAAACCCTCCCTCGACGATCGGTCAGGACGCAGCCCACCTCCCGGCGGATGCAAGTTGATCGGCGGGAGATGAGCTCGGCCATGCCCAGGTAGAGTTCGTCGAGGGAGGGACGGGGCATTATTTCTGTCCTTTCGTTTCATCCTGGCTCATGACCGATGCGGCCAGCGACCTGGCAGACTCGATGATCCAGGCAATATCGGTATCGGTGTAAGGCCACTCAAGGCCTTCGGTCCTCGAAAGAACCTGGGCAGCTAGGGTAGACATCTTCGAACTAGACTGTTTCTTCGACACTTTGCATTCCTTTCAGTTCGAGGAACAACGGGCATTTGGCCCGGTGCCAACATTCTCCACAAGCACCTGCCTGATCAGTATAACCAGAGAGTCGGCAGAACTCCTCTTTGGCTTGGGTGACTTTCTCATTGGGCTTGATGACCCGGCGGCCGGTAGCCGCAAAGGGTTCGCCTTCGATATGGTGCTTAATCTGATCGGCCACAAAGCTGCAGAACTGGATCGGCATGGCCTTGCCAGTCTGCTTAATGCCCCGCTGCCCATCTGAGTCATAGGGTTCCCACACTTCCCGGAACGGACCTTGCTCGTCGTGGTAGAAGGTAAAGTCATCGGGGAACCCTTGGATACGAGCCCGCTCCTTGATCGTCAAGGGCCTGAAGGCCATTGGGTGGATGGGATTATACCCACCCGACAAGACTGGGCAGAAGCTATTCCATTTTGGGTTAGTCGTGCCGGGGCGGACTTTCTCCTCGCCGTCGGGGGAATAATATTTGAGGTTCTTCCCCCAGGCCTCGGTCTCGAACAGCTCGGAGAGTTCACCCCAGCTGGGCCGGTCGCCATAGTGCCGCATGTTGCAATATCGGCCCGGGGTCAGGTCCGGGTTGACATGGGCCGTGTTCTCCAGCTCGCCTGGGTCAACCCCGATGATGTCGCCGATCACATCGCGGAGGGTCTTTCCGTGCTCGGCCTCGCCGGGTGTGAAGACGAACTTCTCGGACTTCAAAGCCCCAACAATGAACATCCGGTTGCGGTGCTTTTGGATATTCCCGTAGCCCCAATTGGAAATCCATTCGGGGTAAAGGTCATAGTCGGGGAGGGCCTCGACGTAGGCACTCATCGGGAGAACGTCAAACGACGCCGGCAGGTCATCCATGAGGAAGAACCGGGGGCGAAGCTCAGCCATCATCTTCAGGAACAATGGGATGTCCGAGGCATCAGAGCCCCGGGAGTCTTTGTATGTGCCCAGGGCGACTGAATGAGACAAGGAAGAAAACCGTCCACACTCCGGGTGGCCCAGGGCAAAGTCTATCCCGCCTGGCATCATGTTCGCCGGGATGTCGTTAAAGCCCCGGGCCATGAAGGCCCCCGGGAAGTTCTTGATGAATGTGCTCTCCCCTGCCTGCGACCGGAAGCGGTAATAGTCCCGCCACTCGATATTGCCGACGACTTTGAAACCGAGCTTGTCGCACCCGATCAACATGGAGCCAACACCCGAAGTCACCCCCAAAGCCGTGAGAGGCCGCATCGAAGGGAGCTCCCCTTCCGGTTCTTGGAAGAGGGGTTGCCGTTTGTATTTGAGCATCCGAGGATTGTCGAGAAGGCCAAAGCGCTCCTCGTCGCTATCGGCTTTGCGGTGTTGCCATGTTGACGCATTTCCCATTACACTTTCACTCCGTCCAGGATCGCCCGAATACGGGCTTCAGGCCCGATCCACCCGGCGGGTTTTACCGCGTCAACGACCCCGTCGAACACCCTCCCCTCTTTCTGGCCGGCCTTCTTTTCGAAGTTGGCATCCATCACGGCGGTCACGCAGGCCTCAGCCTGTTCAACCGAAAGCCCAAGGCGATATAGCCCGCCGGCGGAAAAGACGATCGCATCGACTAGGGCATCCACCTGGTCGACTAAGTCGTCGGCCTCCAAAAGCTCTTGGCCCTCTTCCTTGATGCACCCTGCCAGCCATTCCTTCTCGTTATGGACGAGGGGCATGGGAAGCCTTGGATGGATGTTGAGGACGTTCTGATTGAAGTTAAATATACGCCGAAACATTACGGAACTCCTTTACAAGTTGTTGGCGGTAGGTTTCGCCGCCATTGATGACGGCTTGGGTCTTGAGGGGGTGTTTGGCCCTCTCCAAGATGGGGCGGGGAACGATGTCGCTGTAAGCGAGTTTTAAGGCCTGTTTGGACGTGCGTAAGGCCCTTGGGGTACGAAGGGCCATGGATATGACCGAAGGCGCTAGAAAGGGCGTCCTAAGCTCGATAGTCGATCGCATCATGACCCTGTCAAGCCGAGGCAGATGGTAGAAGGGCAGTTCACAAAAAATATCCGACTGCTGACTATCATATTGGGTTGCCCGGCGATAACCGCCGAAGAGCTCATCAGCCCCGTCGCCAGTCATCACGACATGAAAGCCTTCACGGGCCACGGCTTCGGCCAATTGGATTTGGGGGATAAGCGAGCCCAGGTCTAAAGGAGCCTGCATAATTTCGGCCGCTTCATCGAGGTCGTAGAAGGCGGTATCGACAATTGACAAAGGGGTTGTCCCTTCAGGCAGGAATTCACTTTCCCCGTTCTCGACCGAGAAGGTCTTGACCTCCCAGCCCATCTTCTTCAAACTGTAATAGATGATCGAAGAGTCGAGGCCGCCTGAAAGGAGCATGGCCACTGGCCGATCGCCGAGGAGTCGCCTTCGGATGGCCTGGTCGATAACTTCCCTTAGGTCCAAAGCCGGGTCGACTGAAACCTTGTTCCAGTCCCAATATGCCCGCATCGACACGTTCTCCCCGCCTCGGTCGAGGAAGAGCCTAGAGCCCGGGTCGAGTTGGCGGATACCTTGGTAGGGCGTCCTGCCTGAATAGTCATACCCGAACTTGATGCAGTTGGCTAGGTAAATCTCATCGAAGGCAGGCCGGTTGACGAGCTGGAACATGGGGTCAAGTTCTGAGCAGACAATCCCTTGCTCGGGCCACCAATACAACGGCTTGGTTCCGAGGAAGTCGGTATAGACCCTGGCCCCCGTTTCCATCACATGGACGATCGACCAAAACCCATCGACGCCGTGGAAGTCTTCGGTCGCGAGCAACTGGGACAGATAGGCCTTTTCCCCCGCGCCCCCGTGGTTGAATAGCTCCCCGACAAAGGCGGTCATGCTCCGTCCGGAACAGAAGGGCTGGTTCCCTTCATCGGTCCGGTCTTGGATTGCCAGGCGTACATGGCCCAGGGTCCACCCAAACCCCTGGGATATCCCCTTAAGGCCGTCGGCGCCCCGATAGCCCATGACGTCCATGGCCTTTTCGATCCGGTCAATAGGAAAACCCGAAGGGGCAAGGATCAGCCCGCACATACAATATCTCCGACAAGTTGATTAAAGTAATCACGGGTCCAGTCAAACCGGAAGACTGTGAAGTTAAGCGCCTGGAGGGTTGCCATTTCGGTTTCGTAATTCTCGACAATCCGGGGGTGAAGGTTTTTTACGCCCTCGAGGTATTCCGGGGACTTATGGGGTTTGTGCTCCGAAGAAATGTTCATTAGCATCCGAGCCTTATCTTGCAGGCAGCAATAGATGATAATGGGATTGAGAACAGCTAAGCGGACCCGAAGGTTGGCTTTATCCCGGAGCAAAGGGATACCTAAGGCTTCCTTGTAAATATGGTCGGAGATATATGGGCAACGGTCCAAAATTACCCCAGGAGAAATCATAGTCAACCAGGCAATTTCCGCGAATTTGGCGTCCAATTCTTCCAGTGTACCGGTTGCCCCTCCTGTATGGAAAGTCTCCCTCTTCAGCCAAAGGCCCAGGTCCTTGACTAGGGTGGACTTGCCCGCGCCGTCCGGGCCTTCGACGATAATCGGCCGCATTACTTTGCTCCTACTTTTGCCTGGGCATAATCCCGGAGGCGTTTCAATACTCGGGTCTGGTTCTTCTCTTTGTCCCGGAGGACTTCGAGAATAACTTCGTCGACCGTGTCGGTTGCGACGAGATAGTGGAAGACGCACCGGGCTTCCTGGCCCTGGCGGTCGATGCGGGCCATGGTCTGGGACATCTGCTCATAGCTGAACGACCCCGAAAAGATGATCATGGTATGGCCGCCATATTGCAGATTGAGCCCGTGGCCCCCGGATTGGGGGTGGAGGAACATCACAGGGACTTCGCCTAAGTCCCATTGGTTCTGGATCGCCGGCGAGAATTCCACGGCTTGGGGAATGGCCTTCTTTAACGCAGCCAGTTCATGCTTGAAGTTGTAGACGATGATGACCGGGGAGCCCGTCTGGTCGATGACTTCCAGGGTCGCTTCGATCTTCTTGTCGTGGACTTCTTTGGTGTCCCCGTTGTCATCATAGACGAAGCCCGAGGCCACCTGGCGGAGTTTCATCATCGCCGCAGCCGCCGTAGCTGCTGTCACGCTTTCATTCCCTAGGACGGCCATGGCTTGGTCTTCCAGATCCTTGTAGATCTTGCGGGCATCCCTGGGCAGTGTGATGGGGACTTCGTTGTGGACGGGTTCTTCCTTGACCAAGGTGTTCTCGACCCGGAAGATGATGTCCGAGATGAGCTTGGTAATCCGTTCCTCCGCCCCTGGCAGGGCTTCGAATTTGAACCCCTGCCAATCAGTCTGTTTGAAGAACCTCTGACGGTATTGATAAAACGATGTGCCCAATCGTTGGCCCAGATCCAGGATGAACACCTGGCTCCAAAGGTCAAGGAGGGTATTAGGCATGGGTGTGCCCGTGAGGATGAACCGCCGAGGGATTTTGGTCAAATACTTACGCAGGGTTTTGAAGCCTTTGGTCGACGGGTTCTTGAACAGGGTCGACTCGTCGATGATCAAAGTCTGCCACCCGCCGTGGGCTAGAAGTTCAGGCAGGAGCTCCCGGTTGGTAAGGTAAACATCCACCTTCTTTGAAATGGCCTGTAAACGCTCCTTGGGGGTACCGCGGACGACCGAGAAGGTAAGGCCCGAGGTATCGGCCCACTTCTTCGCTTCCCGCTCCCATACGCTTTCAATGACGCGGATAGGCCCTACGATGAGGATCGGCCGGGGAAGATCATCTACGATTGTATGGAGGACTGAGCTCGTCTTCCCCAGGCCCATGTCGATGAAAAGCCCGGCACATGGCCTAGCCTTCATGAACTCGACAGCCTCATGCTGGTAATCCCAAAAGGCCTCCCGGCTAAGCATCAACGGTTCCTTAGCTTGTGGATGAGGTTCGCCCGATCGGGTTCGAACATGTGAAGGGACGTGATGTGCATCGTGAAAGTGCCCGGGGTTATATTGTCCCATGCATCATCCAAATCCCGGCATTCATCAAGCACCCACATGAGCAGCCGGGCCGTTAGGTAAACATCGTCCCGGAAGTGCCGGACAAAGTCGCATGACCGCATCGGGTAGATGACATGGAGCCGGCCGTCCCGCTGGATAAAATGGTAGCCTAGGGTACACGGCACTCTGGCCCCGGCCAAGGCGGCAGAGACGTCTTCCGGATAGAAGATCGGAAGATATGCCTGCCGGGTGAAAGGGTCTTCGGACAAGACCTGGACAACATCGTCGAGGTCGCCTGGGTAGAACCGGATACCGGCGCATGGCCCAGTTGTGCTAAAGTCCCCGGGGTTTGGCTTCCCGTTAGGGAGGTGGCCATCGGAGGTTATGCCCGCATACTTGGGCCAATACCTCTCGGCATACGAATGATCGTACTGGGCGATATTCTCGCCAGGGCGAAGGTGTTCCGCGGCTGATCTAGCATAGGGCCAGATCTTCCACGTCTCGCCAGGGTTGATAGGTTCGCCCGACACCCGTTCCTGTTCGAAGTGCAGATCAGCCCAAGGAAGATTGGGCTTAATCGCCTCGGCCAGTTCCTTAAGGGTTCTAACCTCGGCAAGGTTGAGGCTGAAGGAGTAATTGAAAAGCTCGACCATGGGCGCCGGAGCCTCGGTCGATTGCCATTTGGTCCCATTAACCACGGGGGCAGTCAGGAACCGTTGTTCAATGGTCGAACAGATACGTTCAAATTGGGTCTTGAGCTCGATCATTCAGAAATCCTTTCACCTCTTCAATACCTACTAATCTGGCATAATTAAACCCATTATTCTGGAGAAAATTACGCCAAGCAACTTGATGAACTGAAACCTTTTTCGTAGTGGGAGCTCCCTTCTTCTTCAGCTCGATGAACCATACCCTTCCACCCGGCAAAAGGACAAGCCGATCGGGGATGCCGGCATACCAGATCGCTGGCAGCTTAACGCATCGCCCGCCCATAGCCTTAAGGGCCTTGCGGAAGAAGTTCTCGACTGAAATTTCGGCTTGGGTCATTTCTTGTAGACCTGGCTAATATACCCTTCGGTCACGATCGGAAAGTCTTCTGCCCATTCGCTTGATGTGCAAAGGAGCCGTTCAAACTCTGCCAGGTCGTTTTTGTTGTTGGCCCCTTCGCCGATGGCTTCGTCGTGGCAATGGCCGGAGATTTTGAACCCCGCCTTGTCGGCGGCGAGCATCCCATCGCGGAGGATATCCCTGGTCAAAGCTTGGATGATATTCTCGACTAAAGAACCTCCAAAGGTATCAGTCGCTACCCATGAGGACTTCCACGGTGTCCAAAAGTTGAAGGTCGCCCGGATGTCACCCCACGGCGTCGCCTCGTCTTTGAGGAAGGGCTTGGGGTAGGCGATTGTCCCCGAGGGCATGTCGATATAGAGGATCTTGAACCCGTTAGCCAGAATTTCGGGTCGGAAGGTAAACCGTCCACACTTCACTATGGTCCACTTGCTGACCGCCCGGATGCAAGCCTGTTCGACCTGGCGCCAGAACTTAGTGATTTGGGGGACCGAGGCCCGATAGCCATAGACGGCTTCCTTTGCCTCATCCTCGGTGAGGACCCGGCCAAACTTGGCGCATGTGGCCACGAACTTCTCCCACCCCATACCATAGCCACACCCCAGGACGAGCTGCTTCCCCATGAACCTTTGGGCCGAATTGACCTGGTCAGGACGCACACTGTAAACACGGCCAGCAGCTATCTTGTACGCGTCTTCCTTGTTCCGGTAAGCCTTAAGCAGCCATTCTTCATCGGCCGACCATCCAAGTCCCCTAGGCTCAACTGAGGCATAGTCGGCCACAAGGAAATGTTCCGGGCTTTCGAAAAACCCCCGGATCGACTGGGCCAAAACAGTCAGCGGCCGACCGAACATGAGACAAAGGTCCTGGGGACTATCATCGAGGAGCGACAAGGCGACTTGGGGGTTGGCTTCACCCTCGGGCTTTTGGAGGTTGTGCATCTGCACCCCTACCGACGACCAACGCCGAGTTGATGCCGCGGAGAACATGAACCCTCCCCGAACCCTCCCGTCTTCGCTTACGCAGGCCTTGATGGCTGTAAGCTTCTTCGTGCCTGCCCGGCTAAGTTCGATCCGATGGTCGAGCAGCTCGACTAAATCGGCATCTAGGCCTGGGCGAGCGGCGAGGGCTTCAACGGTAGGGGCCTGGAGATTAGGCAGGTGGTGACCCCTTGTCTCGAGGAACTCAAGGGTCTTTTCCCTTTGGGTGGGTCGGCACCCGGCGATGTCAAAGGCCCGTTTTTGAAGGGTGGCTGAATACTCTTCGACGAAGCCATGGGCTGCGTTCACCCGGTCGACATTCACCGGCATCCCCAACGCATTGATCTTAAAGTCCAGGGCAAAGGCTTCGGCTTCGACGCCGGGCAAGGGTGGCAAGATCCGGTCGAGTTCCTGCTCAACAACGACGTCCTGGCCGCAATACTCACGGAAGGCCTGGAAGTCCTCAGGCCGCTCGTAAGGGAAAGTCCGCTTACCGGTTTTGGGGTTTGGCTTGCAAAAGATCTTGATGAGCTCTTCACCCCTGGGGTCTTTGCGGTTGGGCACTTTCAGGGCATGGGCCGCGCCGTCCAGGGCTCCAGGCAGGGCAAGCACCCTGGCCCTCGCCGCGGTGCAATCCCATTGCATGGGCTTGGGGCTGATGGGCACCTTGAACTGGCGGCATAGGACGTTCTGCCAAATGACCCATTCGAATTGGGCATTGTGGGCAATCACGCGTGCGCCGGACGCAATTATATCATAGATAGCCTGGAGTTTTTCGGCCGCATCAGGGGCAGTCAGGTCGATCGTCTGGGGGGTATCGTTATCCCTCGCCCACCCAAGAATAAGGGCCTGGGCCGAGGGGTGCTCGGAGTACCGGAACATCCCGCACTCTTTCAAGTCCAGGTCGCAATAGGTCTCAAAGTCAAGGTGGAGCCCCGGCCTCATTTGCCGGTGTCACTGGGCGGATAGGTGATTGAGAAGTAAATCGTTTCGCCTTGGGCTTGGACTTGCTGGCTCCACTTCACCCCGTCCTGGAAGCCTTTGTCATAAAAGGTACTAGCCTTCAGGGCATGGTTCCGGGCGGTGAAGATCATCGCGACGAAGAAGCCAAATGCCGCGATCGAAACGAATATCGAGACGTAGGACAAGATGATCATGATGCGATCAAACATGGGTCTCTCCGATCGTATAGACCAAGGAGCGGTTTTCCTTCCCCACAGTGATGAAACCCCGCTTCGCCAAGCGGCGGGCAAGGGTAGCACATTGCAAGGATGAAAGGCCAATCTTCCGGGCGAGCTTTGCCGAGGGGATACCAGGCTCCTGGCGGATGTGCCCGAGCATATCCTCCATGACCTTCATCGTTTCGGGCAGGGGAGGCCGCCCAGGGCCGTAACTAACCAAATCCATTTATTCATCCTTTAGAAAAAGGCCCCTCTCCCCTTCGGATCAGGGAAGTGCGGGGAGAGGGGCCAGGTGTACTCAGCTAGGGAGAAGGGATAACCTAGCCGAGCAACTCGGCGTCATCGTCGTCAAGGTCGCCAAAGGCGGCCGACGCCGGACGACGCCCAGATTTACGTTCCCCATCATCCAACTTCTGGAAGGAGTTGATGATGGCCGAGACGCCTTTATTCCCGGCAGTATCGAAGGCATAGAGCCAAATGTCTGCCCGGCCAATGCAGCCAGAGTAGACATCCATTGAGTCCATGACTGGTTCCAGATCGGCGTCAACGACTTGGGGTTTGTCCTGCGAACGGACAGTCATGAAGACCTTGCCGGCGAAGTCATCTTCGGCATTGGTCCCTTCCTTATCGGACCCAGGGCGAAGCGGGTTCTTCAGCTGGCCATTGGCGAGCTTTTTCTTAGCGGTTTCACCCCACTTTGCCACGGCGACATCCTCAATGGCCTTCTGGAGCTTGGCGAGCTTGGGTTCGCCTTCATCCCAGAGGAGCGTAACCGAGAATTGGTCGGGCTTTCCCTTTTCCATTGCGGGCTGAGCCTTGAGCAGATAAAGGAAGGCCGTCGAGGCCCTAGGTGTAACAATTTGCATCTCAGTTCTCCAGTTCTTCAGTACTAAAGACCAAAGCCATCCCGGAGGATGTCTTAGTCACGAACTTGGCAATCTTGTCGGCATAGACCTTTTTGCCAAGGGTCTTCTCCGCCTCGGCAGGGGAGAGCACCTTGCGGGGCGCAACCACGTCGAGACGGGAGAATTTACGAAGCATCGCCAGGACATCCAGATCAGCAATCCAGTTGCGGCGGGCTTGGGTAGGTTTGAGGGTAGCATGGCGGAATGTCTCGCCAGCTTCCAATTGGGTTTTAATCGCCGCTTCGACCGCAGCGGCCCAGGCTTTGAAGAAGGGCATGTCTTTGGCGAGCTGATCCAATTCCTCATTGGTCATCAAGGCGGGATCAATCATCGGGCTCACTCCGGAAAAGGTCAAGGGACTTTCGGGCGGCGGCTTTGCACCTGCCCAAGGCCTTGCAATAATGTTGGCACCAATCACCCGCAATGGCTAGGGACTTACTGTCGTAGGAGCCTGCAATAGCCACTTTGACTTTGTCCTCCCATTCCCTTAGGGTCTTGTCGGACAGGGACCATGTGCGGATGACCCCGTCTTTGTGCCAAGCCCTTGGTTGAAGGATCGCCAGGCGGTAAGACTTCCGTCGGCCGTATTTGTAGACAGCCCCGATGAGGTAACAAATCATCTGGGTATTATCGACGGCTTCAACGACGCCCCGGCCGTATTTTAGATCGGCCACGGTGATGTCTTCTGCATCGACGAAGATCAAATCGGCCGTTCCGGTAAGGCCTACATATCCAAAAGGGTCTCCGAAGTTTACCCTGGTTTCAACGAAGCGTTCACCCTCTTGTTGTTCGACCCAGTCGACGCACATCATCAGGTGGTCGGACATTTCCGGGTCCGGGCAGTCCACTAGGTCCTTGTTCCCAAGGAGATGCTCGGCAAACCATTCATGGGCCAAGGTTCCTTCTTCCGCGGCGGCTGAGGTGGTATCCGCAATGCCTGCGTTAAGCCGGCGCCAGGCATGGCAATTAAACCACTTGTCCGACGACGACGGGGGGAGCTCGGAGTGGGCGGGTTCGTCCCCGGTGGTCATGCCGCCTCCTTTCCGATCGGTTCGAACAAACTCGCTATCGGCATGAGCCAGATGGCGACCTGGTATCCTTCGAAAGGATGCTGGACCCAAAACAAGGCCCTGGCGTCATCCCATAGGACCTGGGTGTTCCGCTTAATATAAGCATGGAGCGCATTGCAAAAAGTATCGCCCAATACCAGGTGTTGGGCCTTCGCGATGGCCCTAGCGAGGAAGGCCCTGTTGGTCATGCCGCCTCTTTCGTCAGGGTGTTCCACAGGGCCTTGTAAAGCTCGGGAGGGCAGGACGACAAGTTGGCCAGCTTATAACGCTTCAGGGCCTTTACCAAGGTTTCCCGCTTACCTGCCCGAATCATCGCGGCCCCATGCTCCTGGAGGGTTTCCAGGTCGATCACATCATCGTCCTGTGTCCCGAAAGGCGGGGTGTCGTCGGTATCGTGGGAGGGCTCCTTGGTCGTCTCAGCCACGGGCTCTTCGACCCTGGTCTCCTCAGTGACCTTGGCCTTGGCGGGCTTGGTCTTCGCCGGCTGCTCAGCTGGAAGATCATGGCCGACGACCCCGTTGGGCTCTTCAACCGCGTCAGCCAGGGCCCGGAGGGCCTGGGCCACTTTGACAATATTCATTGGGTACTCCTTTCGTGTGGTGGGCCCACCCTACCCATATTCCAGGCCGATTAAAATACATCAGAACTTTTTTCTTCAAAAGGTCAATTAGGGGATCTTATTCATCTTTATTATGCGGTACAAGAGAGGGACCACGAAGGAGAACCCCAATGACCCTCAGCCGTGACAGTGCCCAGCGGAAGATCTTGGCCAAGATGGCCCGGAACTTCGCTGTAGCCAGTCGCATCTCTTCTAAAAGGGAGCTCCTGGCATTCGCCTCTAAGCTCTCGATGACTGTCGAAGAATTGAAGGAGCACACCAATGTTTAAAACCCGCATCCGCCTTTATGTCGACCAATATCGCCGGCACACTAAAGTCAAGGTCTGGAAGGTCTTTGGCCTTGTGGTCTGGCGCCGGACCCTTAAATAATAGTACACCACCGAGAAGGAGTTAAGACCATGTATCGACCAACAGCTAGAGACCAGATCGCTGAACTGATCCAAGCCAATCCCGGAATTACCGGGTCTGAAATCCATGTATTCTTCAAAGGCCAATTTCCCCGGGACTCAATCTCTGCCCATGTTTCTACCTTGTACCAGGGCGGGAACTACCGCCGCGAAAGGGCTGCTACTTCAATTCACACCTATGCCTATTGGTATGAACCAGGCGCAGTCCCTGAGGCCCGGAAGCCCCAAAAACAGCATGCTCGTCTCAAATTGGGGAACTCGGCCAACCCAGAGTCTGACTCAAATTGGTATGTTCAGGACCTCAAGGAACGGATTAGTATCCTGGAGCAATGGAAAGCCGAAGCCATCAGACGTTACCCGGACTTGTCCGTGCCTGAGATTACCCTCAAGGCCCGCAAATTGGCGGCTGCCCAATTCCCCGCCGACAAGCATACGCAAAACCAGATCCTCACCGGATGCATGGATAACCAGCCTCTTATGCTTGGCATCATCTCAGCTTTGGAGTCAGTGATATGACCGTGCAAATTACCATCCCCCTGGTGCACTCGCATGTCCTGCACCAGATCGCCAAGGACTTCATTTACTCGGCAGGGCGCCGCGATGAATTCCCAGCCATCTATGCCCAGATGCTCGAAGCTGACTATTCCCAGCTTTGGGACTTGGTCAACGAAATAACCTGCGAGACGATGATGATCCAGCTCGTTGGTTTAGAAGGAGGATACGGATAGAAATAATTTGTCACAAGGGGTTTTATTCTGCTTTAATGCATGATAAAAGAGGAGCACCACGAAGGAGACGACACCATGACCGCACATAACTCTGACCCCGCCCTCGTCCTTGCCTGGGAAGTCGTTGACGTCTATTCGCACTCTGCTAACTCTTCCGACGTTATCAGTACCTACTATTGCCAGACGATAGACGGCAGGATCTTTACCACTGGGCCCCGGCTCGAGACCCCGGAAATTCGGGTTCACTTCTCGGTCAAGTCGGATACCTGGACCGAAGTCGAAGCCCTCCCGACCCGGAAGAGCTTTATCGGCACCTATCACAAGCCTGACCAAATCGCCTAATTCCCTCGGGGGCCTTCGGGCCTCCACCCTTCCACCAATTGGAGTAAGTACCATGGATGAGAACCTCAAATTCTTCCTTGAGAACCAGCCCACCAATGTCAAGGAGCTCGCCCGGCTCACCGGCCGATCGGCTACCTGGGTCCGGGACAATTTGAAGAAGTTCGGTGTCCCCTGCCGCAAGGATGAAACTGGCACCAATATCTTCTTCCTCGTCCCCACCGACCAGGCAGAACGGGTCGCCCACGACGCCGGAGAGCCCGAGACCCCGGAGACCCAGGTCGAAACACCCCCCGAAGAGCCAACGAGCCCAAAGGCCCCTGAAAACGCAGATACGAAGGGTTCCTGCCCTCTGTGCGAGTCGACCACGGACCAAATCCGCGCCGGGGACACTGGTTTCCTTGCCGCTGCCCTCACCTGCCCGGATTGCGGCGGGACCTACAACGAATTCACTGGCAAAGAGATAGTGGCTCTCAAGGCCCAGGGCGATAAGCCCAAACGGAGGATCTTGAACCCGCAGTACAAGATCACTGCCAAGGTCGAAGCCGTCAAGGCCGCCGGCGGATCGCTCAGCTACGACAAGGGCACAAAGACTTGGGAGCTGTCGATGGACGGCTGGGGCATGACACTCACGGCCCAAACCTTTGCCGCCCTCACACCCGAGACGATCCTCAACCGCTAACCCAATTAGCCCCGGGCCCAACAGCCCGGGGTTCTTTTTGGAGCCCCTGCCATGCG